TGTACCTAGTGGTAGAGCTATGGCTGTTAGTATGGGTATTGATGATGAGGGAGTTTTAGATCTCTGTGAATTAAAAACAAACCTAGATTTTTCAGCAAGATATGATGTACACATAAACACATTAACGACTTGGAAAAAGAAGATAAAAGAAAAAGGTGCAACTGGTTTACCTATGATGCAAAACTGGGCTCAAACAATGAGTTCTAATTTACTTATGAGTTTATATCAACACGCAATGAAAAAAGGAAACCCATTAACAATTAAACTATGGTTTCAATTAGTAGATAACTGGAAAGAAAATATAAAAGTAGACCATGTATTTACACCTGTTGAAAGTATAGAACACGATATATATGAAACCAAACCAAAACTTGAAAATAAAGTGGACTAAAACACCAAAACAAAATGAGGCTTGGAAAGTACTTAATGATGACAGTACTATTGAGTTGCTTTTTGGAGGTGGAGCTGGTGGAGGTAAAACAGATTTTGGAGTTTCTTGGGGAATATTCTTATCATTAAAATATATAGGAATAAGAGGCTTTTTTGCCAGAGAGGAACTTAAATCATTAAAGGAATCAACACTTCTTACTTTCTTTGACGTAGCAACTCGCTGGGGGCTCAAGGAGGGAGTGGATTATAAATATATAGCTGATTCTCATATTACATTTACACAGACTGGCTCAACTATTTATCTAAAGGAATTAAAACTATTACCCTCTGACCCTCAATTTGATAGACTAGGTTCAACAGAGTTTACTTGGGGATTTATTGATGAGGCTCAACAAGTAAATGTAAAAGCAAAAAACGTAATACGATCTAGACTAAGATATAAGATAACAGAGAATGGGTTAAGACCTAGATTACTTATGAGTTGTAACCCTAGTAAAGGACATCTATACACAGACTTTTATAAACCAAGTAAATCAAATAAATTAAGAGCAGATAGAAAGTTTATACAGGCACTAGTTACTGATAACAGTAAGATAGACCCTAACTATATTGAAAACCTAAAAGGACTAGACCCTATCTCAAGAGAGAGGTTATTAGCTGGTAACTGGGAATATGACGCAGACCCTATGAAGTTAATTGAGTATGATAAAATTATAGATATGTATACTCTTAAACTACCCATAACAGGAGTAGAACAAAAGTATATAGTAGCTGATATAGCACGACTTGGAAATGATAAAACAGTTATTGGTTACTGGGTGGGAATGACTTGTACACGAATTGCTATGTACACAAAACAAGATACAGCAGTTACCTCAAGAGTTATTAAGGAATGGGCAGACAAATACGGAGTACCTATATCTAATATACTTGTTGATGAGGACGGAGTAGGTGGTGGTGTTAAAGATAATTTAAGATGTAAAGGATTTGTTAATAACTCAACAGCAAAACTAAAACAGAATTATGCAAACCTAAAAACACAATGTTACTATAAACTGGCAAAAGAAATAAATCTTGGACGTGTTGCTATTAGATGTAATTTACCGGAGATACAGGAAATGATAAACCAAGAACTAGAGCAGGTAAAAGCAAAAGACGCAGACAAAGATAAGAAACTAGCTATTATTTCTAAAGATGAGGTAAAAGAAAACATAGGTAGATCTCCTGACTTTTCAGATATGCTTATGATGAGAATGTACTATCAACTTGTAACAAGACCATCAGTATTATGGATTTAGAATAGTTGTGCTATAATTTAAATATAATAAATAAATCAATGGCAAAATTTAACATACTAAAAGCACTTGGATTTAATTCAAGCTCAAAATCAATATTTAATCCATTTTCTGGAAGAAGTGTAACTAATATGTTTTCTTCAATGTCCAATATCTTTACTAAGAATACAGACTTCTTATCAGAATATAAAAACTGGGTTTATGCTTGTGTAACAACAAGAGCAACAGATGTAGGAAACATACAACTAAAACTATTTAGTGGAGATAAAGAAATATTTACATCACCACTATTAGATTTACTTAAAAAGGTAAATCCAACAATGACAAAGCACGACTTGTTTAACAATACTCAAACATATCTAGATCTTGACGGAAATGCTTTTTGGTTTTTAGCTCGTGAGGAAAATGCAGGTAGAGAAATAAAAGAAATATATCTATTAAGACCAGATAGAGTTTCAGTAGTATCTGATAAAGAAAATCCAATACAGATAGCAGGTTATGTTTATAAAGCACAAGACGGAGGTAAGATTACTTTTGAGGCAGATGAAATAATACATTTTAAAAACTTCAATCCTCAAGCTATGTATCCATACCCAGCAAAAGGAATGGGTATTGTTGAGGCTGCGTACTTTTCAATACATACAGATAATAAAATGAGAGAGTTTAATTCAGCCTTTTTTAAGAACTCGGCACGACCAGACGGAATGCTTATACCAGACGGAGATTCAGCTATGGCACCAGAGGAGTATGACAGGCTTAAAGAGGAGTGGAACGAGGAACATCAAGGAAGTGCTAATGCTCATAAGATAGCAGTGCTACAGGGTGGCTTAAAATGGCAAGAGATAGGACGTTCACAGAATGATATGCAGTACTTAGAGCAAATGAGATTTAACAGAGATGAAATATTGTCATTGTTTAGAGTACCTAAAAGTCTTATTGGTATTTCAGAAGATGTAAACAGAGCAAACGCAGAGGCAGCAATATATGTTTATTCTCTTAAAACTATAAAGCCTCTTATGCAATCTATAGTAGATACTCTTAATGAGTTTCTTGTACCCTATTTTAAAGACAAGGGATTATATTTAGATTTTGTATCACCTGTTACAGAAGACAAGGCAGAGCAACGAGCAGATTTTACAGCAGGGATTGATAAGTGGTACTCACGTAATGAGATTAGAGAGATATTAGGATTAGCACCTACAGTTGGTGGAGATAACTTTATGGGTACTCTTAATCAAATACAAATAGATAACACAACACCAATAAAAAGAAAAAAGGAATTAGAGAAACCAATTGAAAAAAATGTGTCAGATCTTGTTAATAGTTTTGTTGCAAAATTACCAGAATCAAAACATAAAGGACTAAAGAAAATTGAGGGTACAGCAAAGTCAGCATATATTCAAACTTGGAAAAATCATTTAGATGTTCTTGAGGGACCATTAAAGAAAAAGCTAGTTTCTTATTTTGAAGAACAAAAATCAGAAGTTATGAAAAATCTTAATAGTGAATATAAAGGACTTGAGGCTAAAGAGTTTAAGGTAAAAGGAATATCAAACATTGTATTTGATTATGATGATTCAATAGGTTTAGGTATTAGTTTAATAACACCATTTATTAGAGAGTACATTGAGAAGTCAGGAGAGCAAGGTACAGTATTAGCTAGTGGAGAAAAGTTTGATTTAGATACACCAAGAATAAAAGACTTTATACCAAAACGAGCAGAGTATTTCGCAAAATCAATAAATGACACAACAACAAATAAACTATTATTCTCAATACAAGAGGGAATAGATAACACAGAAACATTAGAGGAGATATCAAAAAGAGTTGCTGATATTTACGATATAGCTGTAGGCTCAAGAACACAAATGATAGCAAGAACAGAAGTTGCTGCCTCATCTAATTTTGGAGCTGTTGAGGCTTATAAACAAGCAGGAGTAGAACAACATCAGTGGATAGTTGTTAATCCAGAAGACCACGATTGTATAGTTAATGAGGGAGAGGTAGTTAAAATAGGAAGTCCATTTAATGACGGAAGCACAGAAGCACCAGTACACCCTAATTGTTTTTTACACCATACAATAAAAATACAAACAGATAATGGAATAAAGACAATTAATAAAATAAAGGTTGGTGATAATGTTTTAACTCATAGAGGTAGATATAAAAAAGTTACTAAAGTATTAGAAAAAACAGAGAGATACAAAGGTGATGCTGTTCAGATAACTTATAAAGGTAGGTCAAAGAAATATAGAAATAGCTTCACAGTTACACCTGAACACCCTTTCTTAACTGTTAAGGGTTGGGTTATGGCAAAAGATTTAACAACTTTTGATGACTTATATGTTTTAGCCAATAGATGTTCTGCATGTAATTCAAAAATACCTCACTGGAAAACATTTTGTTCTGCATCTTGTGTTGTAACTGATGAAATAAAACAAAAAATAGGATTAAAAAACATGGGAGAAAATAACGGAATGTATAACAGAATTGGGTCATCAAGTCCTAACTATAAAGGGGGTAAGGTTTCTTATAGAGGTTCTCATTGGAGGGTAGAAAGGAGAAAAGCACTTGTAAGAGATAATTACACTTGCCAAGATTGTGGTATATCAGAAGACCATAATAAAGACTTATACAAAGGTCAAGGATTACAGGTGCATCACATATCTCCATACAGAGAAACAAAATGTAATGAAGTAGATAATTTAACTTCACTATGTCATAAGTGTCACGGAGTAAGAGAAGGAACTTTAAACAAAAAAGTGCTTATGTCAGGAGGGGCAGAGTTTATACTTATGCCTATTAGAGAAGTAGAACATATTAAAAACTACAATGGAGAAAGATTATATAACTTTGCAGTAGAAGAAGATGAAAGTTATATAGCTAATGGTGTGGTAACACACAATTGTAAATGTTCAGTAGTAGCAGTATTTAATGATTAAACATTATGGAAGAAAACATAAAATCAATAATAAAAAAAGAATTAGTACCTTATCTTATAGGTATTAGAAATGACCTTGCAGAAAAGAAAGTTGAGGAGGAACTTTTAAATATAAAAGTATTAAAAGGAGATAAAGGAGATAAAGGAGATGCACCTATATCTGATATAGATTATCTATCAATAGAATCAACAATAAAGTACATAAAAGAAAACTTGCCTAAAAAAGCAAAGGATTTATTTAGTGATAAAGATATTAAAGAAATAGCTATACAAGCAAGTGAGTTGATAACAGTTAAAGACGGACATACACCTGTTAAGGGAGTTGATTATTTTGACGGAGAAAGTATTGACTATACTTTAGTTAAAGGATTGATAAAAGAAAAGTATGATGATGTTAAAACAGAAATAGATACATTATCAGAAAATGTTGTGAAAGCATTAAATGATAGTAACAGTAACGCAATAAAATTAAAAGATATAATACCTTATTTAGAAAGTAAAAAAGGTTCTGCTAGATTAGATGCTAAAGCTATTAAAGGACTTGAATCTCTTGTAACTTATTATATAACACAATCAGGTGGTGGAGGTGGTGGTAGTGAATCAGGTGGTGGAGGAGGTGGTACATGGGGTTCAATCATAGGTACATTGTCAGACCAAGTAGATTTACAAGATGCACTTAACTTAAAATACGACGCGTCAAATCCAGACGGATATATTAATTCAATCAATGGATTTAATACATCTCAACTCAATAACGATTCAGGCTACCTTGTTTCGGGAGATAATGTATCTAATTTATTTAACGATGCAGGATACTTAACTTTTTACATAGAAACAGACACCCTCGCATCTGTAACATTACGAGAT